CCTCCGGTACATCCAAATGGGCGATTGTTGATGGCTGCATCAAGGCTGGATTCAATCGCATTGGGATTGCAAATGGATTCATTCACGTTGATTGCGATCCTACTAAGCCTGCCAAAGTGATTTGGACTTATTAAAATGACAACAGAAATTAGAGAAGAATTGATTAAGTGGCTCAATGATACTCCTGCACTTGGAGCGATAGTGCTGACCAAGATGAGTAATCCAGATGTTACTCAATTTGATGTGTTTGAGACATGGGCGTACAATCATGGATGGTTCTGGCTTATCATGTATCGCTTTGGAGTCATTGTCTATGATGTGCATAAGAAGCTGAGTCAGCCTATTGTTTATTTTGATGGCAATGAGTCTTACCAGACTAATGGCTATGGCAAGGTTTATTTGGTCATTAAAAAACTATTAAAATGAAAGGACAACCATCTGTCTGGGTAGCCATTGTGCTGCTCCTATTGTACATTGGAGGAGACATTTACACTTCTAGTGTTGCGCAGAAAGACCTTCAGTCAAGCATTGACACATCCACTGCAATGGCAAGGGCAGCACTATTCAGAGCATCAGCTATCGAGTCGGGTCTTGACAGTGTTAAAGCACAACAACTTGCCTCAATTCAAGCAATTATTTACCTTGATTCATGCCAGCAGTCGAAAACACAGAAGTTAGACCGGGCAGAAAGGAGAGGCAAGTTCGTAGGAGGTCTGCTCAAGAGCCTATTCCCAGGCCTGTAACTTCAGCCTTATTCAGTAAGCGAATGCAGGTGTATGCCTACACATGCACTTCGGTGGTCATGGTAGGCCTTCTGGTTGGCGTTGGATGGCTTTACAAGATTGAAAAGGTGCAATCATCTGACTCTGTGCTGATGTTTATCTTGGCGCAGGTCTTGTCGGCATGGGTGGCATTGACTAATAAGATTTTTCGGATCACATCACCTGCCATAAACAATTCAAATACTGATTAACTTTACGCTATGAATTGCTTAACTGACTACATAGGCCTTCGTGGATGCTCCAGCACAGAGCCATTGTCTGGCCTTTATATAAATGATTATCCGGGCATGTCATCAGAGCTGATGGATAAGGTGGCAACACCTGACCAGGTTAGCTATGTTGGCATGTGGGAAAGCACTCAGAAGATTGCCTACCAGAGAATCAAGCGTGACATACAGGCTGCATTGTTCACTTCGGCAGAAGCTCAATTGGATCAGGTGCTATTCCAGACAAGGAAGGAGTTTGTGCAGCAGTGGCAGCAGATTCAGGTAGTGCCAGCAGAGCCAATTTACAAAGGCACATTCATCAGCATCCAAGGAAGCAAGTACCTGTCTCTCCGCATTAAGCAGCTATTCGTTTATAATGCCGGATCAACAACTGTGAATGCTGTGCCTTTTGCCATCTTTCAGACTCAGAATGCCGAAGTGCTTTACTCAGGCACTGCCAACCTTTCGCCTGGCATGAATTACATTGACATCAATCAGGACTTTGTATCTGACTTTGACAAGGTTAACATCATGGCTGTGGTTGATTGCACTAACCTTGACACAACCTATGGCATGTTCAGCGACTATGGCTGGAATCAAATGGACATTGAGTGCGCTTCAAGATTCAGTTATCTATGGCGCAATGGGTGGAGCATCTTCCCGGTAACTGCTCCGCTAACCTATACGCTTGGAGACTCATGGAGTCAGGACAATAGCCAATCTGGTGTTTACCTTGATGCACAACTATTGTGCAGCCTTGATAGCTTTATATGTGGTCAGAAGGAGTTTCTGACTGAGGCATGGGCGAATATACTTGCTTATCATATCCTATGGGCAAAGGTCAGCAGCAGCCGTAGTAATTACTTCGCTCAGAGTAATCGTGAGTACACCGAAAGAGCAATGGCTACATATCTGGATGGATACACTCAGAGCCTGGCAATATGGGCAAGGCAGCTTAACCTGAGAGGTGAAGGCCTATGCTTCAATTGCGACAATGCTGGATTGATCCAGCAGGGATTTGTAAGGCCTTAGTCAAGGCTGAGGTTGTATTCCTGCAATTTCTCAATCAGCCACTCCCGGACATAATCAGTATCGAACTCCTTGTCCACCCATCCCTTGTCATGGGTGCGGAGCATGGAGCGAAGTTCGAATAGAACGTGCTTGTACTTCCATCCGTTGAGGGCGGTCATATATGCCTCCTCGTCTTCTTCTTTGAATTTAAGTGTTACTTCCACCATAATTCAGTTTAAAATAAGTTTCAAAGTCATCGGGGGTTTCCTCACCAGGAAAGAATAGCATTCCTTCGCTTAACTGCCTGATGTAATGGCATCTCTTGAAGCCTTCTATGTAGGATGCCTTCAGTTGCTCCTGATACATCTCTGAGGCTTCATTGACTGCCTCCATCGGGAGGATTCCGTTATGCTCAATCATCTTCTCAAGCATCCATTCTATTAAGTTTTTTTGGCTCATATTCGTATCTATTCGTATTGTTTCGTACCAATTTCTGTCGCAAATATTGGCAACTTTTGCGACAAGAATCTACGGCAATTAGTCTGATTTGCCGTTGATTAGTGCATCCAGATTGCGAATGGAATCCTGCAAGTCCCTCCTTGCATCCATAAGTACTTCATCACGTTCCTTGCGCTCACTCAAAAGCATCCCTGCAAGATCATTGATAATGGCAGACAAGTCTGACCAAAGTTCAAATGTTGAGAGTTCAGAGACAAGGTCTTCATTCTCTTTTAGGTCAATGCCTGGCATCATGGCCTTGAGAATCTCATCCCTTTGCTCATAATGCTTTTCGGTATTTGGGGGAAACACAAGGTCTCCAATTGCCCATCTGTCTAATTGTTCGTTAGTGTATTTCATAACTTCTCTATTGCTCTATTTAAGTACCACATAGCCTTTTCCAAGTCTTTCTTAACTGCTCCCTTTTTGCCTGCCCTGCTGATGTACTTTACTACATTGCCAAGGTGGAAGTCAAGCTGCCATGCCTCAATCACTTTGATGGCCTCGTAGGTATTATCCTTGCCACCATAGTGCGGTGGGTGATCTACTATCACTACTTCCTCTTGCCTATCTAAATAGGCTGAAATTATACTTCCCATTATTTTAATTCTTGATTTGTGACTAATATGATTTCTCTGATGAATTTAAGCATGTCAATGCAGCCTCTTAGATATTCAAACTCCCTTGCTCCAGACACCTCCATCAGCATTGACCTACTCTCGATTTCACGATGAATAATCTTGAGCAACTTATCTGACTGGCTTAGTTTCATGTCTTTTGGTTGAGTTGTGATTGCCTATGTGCCTAATAAAGCCTCTGCATAATGTCGCAGCCTTAAATCCAAGTTTGCGGTAATGCTGATTGAATTGCTCTTCTGACTCAACATGATTAGATGGATTCCATTGGCAAAACTCTTCAAAGTGTCCAGCCATCCTGTAATCTGATAGTCTGCGAAGACCAGGATTCCAAGTCATGCCATGCCACTTTCTGCGATAGCCAACAGCCATCTCTTGAAATCTGACATTGTTAATTGTCTGTCTGACTCCATTTAGCACCGGATGACCATTGCGGTCAGATGGATGTCTAAGCCAGACTGTGTAAATGTCCTTGTCATGCTTCAGCACTTCAAGGGAGTCCTTTACAAATCCTTCCTGATAAAACTCCCAATCATCTTCGCAATGGAAGATATAAGGAGTCTGCACTTGGCAATAGAGCTTGTCAATGGCATGTATCTGACCTTTATAATGAGAGTATGTCCACTTAGCATCTATCTTCCAATGCCAGCTTAGAAAGCGATTGAGTTCAATGGCTAAGGCAGCAGGCACTTGTCCTGAGTCCTCATGAATCAGGAATGCAGCTGGAGGCTTACCATCCCAATAAGACACAAGGCTGCTGATAGTCTTTTCAAGAAGGTCAAATCGACCGCAACTTGTCAGGCAAATGGTGATGTCATCCATAAACGTAAGCGATAAACTTAATGATCAGCAATGCCAGCAAAATGATGTAAACCGCCCAGCATCCCATTTTGACAAAAACTTCTTTCATCTCTCTGTCCATATTAAATAAAGTAAAGGTTATCGGCTAATAATAGTTCAGTGCCTGGTCGAACTTCAAGAAAGTCATCTCCCCATGAGTAAACTTGAAACTCATACTGTTGCTCTGTAATTCTCAGGCCATAAAAGTTCAGAGTAACACCTACTGATTCATGTGTGAAGCACATCCGGTAACCATCATAGAGCCGATAAACTACAAATCTTCCACCGAGCAATGATGCTCTGTGAATTTCACTTATGTCCTTAACTTTAATGTCCACCCAGACTCCATCTGGCAGGACTCTCAACTTGACATCATTAAAGGTATTCATTTATTGATTAGATTTGAGTGCAATATTGAACTTAGTTTCATAACTGCAAAAAATATTTTAAAAATATTTACTGACTTATGCCAGTCTATGACTCAACCTCTGCCTTCCTCCGGCAGCAGCTCAAGAATTTCAAGGATGCTTCCAAAGCAGACAAGGTTCTAAGGGCAGCTGCTGTCTATGCTGCTCCGGCAGTGCAGGCAAGAGTTCAGCAGGATGGAGAAAAGTCTGATGGAAGTCAAATAGGCAAGTATGGTCAGCGCACTATTGCAGCTGCATTTGGTAAGGCTCAATCATTTGCGAGCAAAAAGCGGCTAAAAACATTGGCAAGCACTGATCCTTATATTGAGTTAAGGCGGAAGTTGGGTCTTCAAACTAATTACATTGACTTTACCTTTTCCGGTGATATGTGGAAGTCATGGAAGCCTGTTCCAATTAGCAATACTGCTTTCGGTGTGACCTTTACCAGTCAGGAACAACTTGAAATTGCCAATAGCCTTGAGAGCAGGTTTGGCAAGACATTTGAGCTATCCGATCAAGAGCTTGAGCAAAGCCTTAAAATTATCAATAGATTAGCAATTGAATTTCTCAGCCGATGAAGCTCACTAAGGTCACAGT